ATTTTCTTGGGAGACGGGACAACACCTCTGAAGTACCTGATTCCGTGTTTCCACTTAAAGCGCCAGTTATCGGGAATATCGTGTATAACGACATCACCGAGAAAGTCAGGTCCTCGACAGGCTTTAATTTGAGCGGGCAGAGAGTCTAAAAGACAATGCCACCCGTTATAATCAAAAGTCTGGCCGAAGGCTGAAAGTTTCAGATATAACTTGCGAACAGAGTTGATCCACGGAATAAGTTCTTCGGGAAGAAAAACGGCATCTTTCAAGTAGACCGGGCGGACATCGACTCCTAAGAAGAAGTCGGATCCGCAAGATTCACGAAAGAAGGTGTCGTTTAAAAATGTCTTCTCCGAATTAACGGAAAAGCCACAGTACCGAAGAACACTGATTGCACTGACAGCGTGAGCAGTCGGGATAATGATATCATCGCCAAAAACGAAGAGATCACGACCCAACTGACCTGGAGCGCCCTCCTCTTCCAACAAAGTTGAAAGAATAGCGGCAAAAACCAGTGTCTCAAGCTCGAAAGTGTAACCATTACCCATACTCGAGAATTTCTCGAGTTTGACCCACTTCCCTTCGACTAAAGTGAAAGGAGAACGGAGAGCATCGAGCTCCCTGAACCACATGGGCGGCATTACGAGCCTAACCAACTCGTAACACACGGTATCGCTAGCAGATGAGAGATCTATCGTTGAGTATTCACCGGTAATGGAGTTCTCACGAACAACAGAACGATGGATATCAGACGCAGAGTCAAGGTCCCACCCCGTTGCTTTCTGAAGGCGACGGCGCAGGGAAGAACCTAAGCCGAGTTGATAGAAAATGTTAATAGCGGGTTCAATCGCTATAGCACGATCAGTCAGTGCGGTTTTAGGAACAGTCGCGAAACGATTTCCGCGAACTTGACAGACCCCTCGGCCGGACTCTTGGTTTATCCGACCCCACTTCGTTTGAAGATAGGGAAGGATATACCAGAAAGCCTGGCCAGTTAGAGTGGGTTTCGAACTCATTTTATCAGGAACCGTGGTCAATCGGCCCCTGTCTGAGTAAGTAGCACCAGGCCCGAAACGACCGATTAACGAATCGAGATTCGGTGGTCGGGGGCCAATCCAGGAAAGAATCTTTCTCCTAACATTCGAGAAAAACTCGAATATCGCCGCTTCATCATCTCCATAAGAGAGAGGAAATGAGAAACGGGAGAGACGTTCATTGGATTTGTAGCAAGAACGCTCCGCCGACCACCACTTATCTAAGGCGGTGGCCTTCGGATTAACTCCAGCAACCCGGATGTCGCGCCTCTTCTTGAAGAGAGCAACAGCTTGGCTGTCCCTGAAGTAACGTTCTGGATCTACATAATGCCTTGGATCTGTCGAATAAGACAAGATCCCCTCCAAATCATTATATCTAAGGCGGATAGCCAGAGATAAGGAGATAGGAGTACTCAGATCCTCAAGAATCTTGAGGATAGATCGTGTTGAAGT